CCTTCAGAGACAAGGAATGCCAACATTTACTATTAATCGCATTATTCCTATTGTAGAGATGTTAAACTTTTATGTTACTGCAAATCAGCCGCGCTGGCAGGCGATTGGAACAGAGGGCTCTGATGTAGATGTTGCCAGTGTACACGCTGATATTGCTGACTATATCTGGTATGAGAGTGACGGGCAAAGCAAGTTTAGCCAAGTTATTAATGATGCGGCAACAAAGAGTGTTGGCTATTTCAAGATATCGGTTGATGCGCACTCTGACCGAGGCCTTGGAGAGGTAAGAGTAGATACGGTTGAGCCATTTGATGTTTTTATTGATTCAAAGAGTAGGGATATATTTTATCGTGATGCGGCCTATATAATGGTTCATAAAGTTATTCCTCAGTCACACCTTCAAAAGATATTCCCAGAGTATGCTACTAAAATTAAAAATGCTGGCGCAACAGAAAGAGATAATTATAGTTATAGTCAGAAGGCAGAGGGTGGCGACTTTCAATATAAAGATATTATTGATGAGACATTTGATTATTTTGGAGAAGAAGATCGTAGGCTTGACTACTATGAGATGTATGAAAAGATTAAGATTGCATATATGAATGTATTCTATCGTATAGAGCCAACTCCTGAAGAGATCAGTAAAATACGTGCTCAGGTAGATATTGAAATGGAGGCCATTGAGAAGGAATTGCAAGTAAAAACACAGGAGACCATATTACAGCTCAACCAGCAGTTGCAGTCTGGCAATATAATAGAGGAGAGATTTACTCTTGAAATAGAAAAGCTAGAGAAGCAAATGGAACAGCAGATCACTCAGACCAGAGAGCAGAAGATCTCTCAAGCCATGGAAGCGGTTAGTCGTGTTGAAAATAATGTAGTCTCTGAAAAAGAATTTAAAGTATTGATGAAGGGAGAGCTTAAAAACAGTCTTATAGATGCTATTAAGTTCTATGAGTCCAGAATCAAATTAACTTGTGTGATCGGTGACACTTTCATGTATGAAGCAGTGCTGCCAGGACTAGAATACCCGATAGTACCTATACACTATAAATGGACAGGGACTCCGTATCCAATGTCTGCAGTATCTCCACTGGTAGGGAAGCAACAAGAGCTAAATAAAGCTCACCAACTAATGATACACAATGCTTCATTAGGCTCCTCCTTAAGGTATCTCTATCAGGAGGGAAGTATAGATGAAGACTATTGGGAGCGTTATGCATCTGCTCCTGGCGCACTCTTACCAATAAGACAGGGTTTTGAGGCTCCAAGTATCGTTCAGCCAGCTCCAATTTCTACAGCATTTGCCAATATTGTAGAGCTTGGTAAGACTGACATGGAATACTTAGCTGGTATTTATTCTTCAATGCAGGGAGATATGAAGGCTCAGCATGACACATTCAAAGGCCTTATGGCGAATGATGAGTATGGAACTCGTAGAGTTAAGACTTGGATGAAAAACTCAGTTGAGCCATCATTACAGCATTTAGGTGAGGTGGTTAGGGATTATGCGCAGGCTACTTATAAGTCAAACAAGGTATTTAGAATAGTAGAGCCTAATAATGAAAATATTAAAGATGTTGAAGTTAATATTATTCAGTATAACAAGTATGGAGATGCAATCGGTAAGTTTTATGACTATGAAACAGCCAAGTTTGATGTTAGATTGATTGCTGGCTCAACCATGCCAGTAAATAGATGGGCATATCTAAAGGAACTTATGGAAATGCTCAAACTAGGCATCGTGGATGATATAGCGGTTCTAGCAGAGGCTGATATAAAAGGGAAGGACAAAATTGCTCAGCGTAAGAGCCAAATGGCGCAGATGCGTCAAGCCCTTGAACAGGCCCAGGAAGAAATTAAAGAAGGCAAGGGTACTATTGAGACCCTCTCTAGACAGCTTGTGCAGGCAGGCATTAAAGACAAGACCAGAATGGCTGAGCATGATATGCGCAAACAGATACTTGATACCAGTGCAAAACTAAAAGGAGACACTGCTGCCGCAAGGGCAAACCAGGATCTCCAAAATGAAAGATCGAAGGACATGCAAAGAAACCAGGAGAAAGAGTTTAAACAGCTCGTTCAAAACGGTTTGGCAGAAAAAAAAGAAGGTAATAACTTACCATAATCGTAAATCAAAGGAAAATACGAAAAATGACAAAAAAGAAAGAAGGTAACTCCGAACAAGTTGTAGAAGAAGTAATGGATACAATGGTTGAGGACTCCAATGCAGACTTTTTTGATGCATTAGAAACGCAGGTTAATGGTGCAATACAAGATGCCCCAGCGGAACAGGCTGCAGTACAAGAGCCAGTTTCAGAGCAGGTAACTCCACAAGTGGACTCCAGTTCCAGGGAAGTGCCTCAGACTCCTAATTGGGAAGATGAGAGCAATCCGTACAAAGTGCGGTACAGCGATTCATCGCGTGAAAATACAAAGAACAAGGCTGAGCTTGATAGGCTCAAACCCTTTGAGTCTTTGATAGGCGTGATGGAACAAGATGCTGAATTAGTAGATATGGTACGTGGTTATTTAGATAAAGGAACGAAGCCTGACATGAAACAATCGCTAGACCTTGGAGACGACTTTGTGTTTGATATGGATGAAGCTATATCAGATCCAAACTCAAAATCTGCTCAAGTATTCAATACTATAGTAGACCAGAGAGCCGATCAAAAGGCTGGTGATAGAATCGCAGCTGAAAGGCAAAAAGCTCAACAGGCGGCACAGAAGAGAAATCTGCAGAGCCAAACTAAACAGTTTGTAGATGCAAATGGAATGAACAAAGACGAGTTCTCAGAGCTTAGCAAGTGGGCGCAGACTCATCAACTTTCTTGGGATGATATAAATTATCTTAAGAATCGCGATAAGGCAAACGCTAAGATTGCTAACAATTCTAAGCAACAAGTCTTAGATCAAATGAAAAATGTGCAGTCCATGCCAGCAACAGCCAGCGCAGCTGGAGGTGAAAATCCTGGAGAACGTGACCATAATGACTCTATATTCGACCTAATTCAGAAAGCAGATAATAATCTAGATAATGTATTTGGTGAGTAGATAGGTTTTCTACTTGCTAGGTCTAATATAAGGAGATCAGTAAAATGGCTGATTTATTTTATACGGGCGGAACAACTTCTAGTCTGAATCTTGACACTGGTGCAACTTATGGCACTATTGATACTGGCGATTTAAGGCGAAAGTATAATTTTGGTGATAGAGTTTCAGAACTAGCAATTGCGCAAGACCCGTTCTTTCGGTTTGTTTCTAAACTGAATAAAAAACCAACCGATGATCCTCATTTTCAGTTTACTGAAAAGAGAGGTTCATATCATAAGCGTTACGCATACGTAGTTAATCATGGGACTAATTCAGGAGTTGCTGATGGAGGTGATTCTACATGGGCTGACGCAAATAGCGATCAGGGTGACACTTACTATTTCAAAATGGGAACTGACTATTCATCAGCTGGCAATCGTCAGAATGTATATGGGCAGTCCAATAATGATATATCAGTAGGTGATTCTGATACAAAACCAGAGTTCTTCATGGAAGGACAATTAGTTAAAATCAATACACATACAGCAGGTGAATCACCAGGTTCTGGTGGCGGAGAGGTTGACAGTTATGCCGTGGTCAAGGTTGAATCTGTTACTGATAGTGGTGAGTTTGTAATCTTAAAGACTACTGTTATAAAATCTCCTGTTACAGGTGCAGACTGTGAAATTGCATCATTTGACACTAATACCCCAAAAGGCACTGGTGTTACTATGTATGGAAGCTCAATCGCTAGTGCTTTAGAACAACAAAGATGCTATGTGGTTGGTAACGCAAATAAAGAGGGATCTGGATTCCCAGAAACCTGGAAAGATCAACCTTACTCGCTAAAAACTGGCGCAACTCAGATTTGGAAAACTACAATGGCTATGTCCAATACTGCTCGTGCAACAGTTCTTAGATACGAAGGTAATGAGTGGGCAAGAATCTGGAAAGAAAAGCTAATCGAACATAAGTGGGATATTGAAGCTGACTTATTGTTTGGTACTCAGTATATTGATACTACTAATGGTATCCAGTATACTCAGGGTGCTGTAGACTATGTGTTGACTAATGGTAATATCTTTACGTTAACAACAGCTACAAAAACAGCAGACGACTTCCTAGATGATATGTCTAACTATCTAGATCCTCGTTATAATGGCAGCTCAGCTAATGTATTTTTCTGTGATACAGAGACTTACAATTGGTTGCATAAATTAGGTGGATACTTCAAGAACAACATGGAAGTTTCTTCTAACTTTAGCGCTGACCTAGCTGTAACAGGTCGTAAAAAAGTGCTCGGTCTGGACACAACAACAATCTCAACCGTTTATGGTGACATGAATGTTGTACGTAATGTACATTTGGATGGAAGTCCTGTAAAAATTCTTGCTATGAACATGAAGAACTGTTTTTATCGTCCACTGGTTGGCAATGGTATAAACCGCGATACTGGTATTTATG